TTCCGCCCAATAGTGACTAACCCACAATACAAGTATGAAGAAGAAACGAATTAAGGCATTACGCCCCAACAAGTTCTTCACCAGACTTGTTAGGTGGCTCGGAACAGGACTATTAAATAGTTCTAGTAAGGAGCTCTCCTATGGTTTGTGGATTACAGATAAGATCCTTACAGTCTTAAAGACCCGTGGTAAACACGAGGCGATTAAGTACTGTAAAGGCCTAAGATTGCGATTCCTTGATCTCATTTTATCAATGGATGAAGGTTTCAATCTAAGGGTTCCTAAATCAGTTCCTAAAGTCCTTAGACCTATAAAGAAGTATTTAGAGGGGAATATAAATTACCCTTTTGTAAGGCTAATTAATTCATGCCTCTATCTTACTCGCTTTATTCGGTTGGAACCAACTCCAAATCACTCTACGATAGAAGCAAGGCCCGGTTATACCGGAGACCCCCGACATCTAAGAGATGAAATGAAGTTGTTCCTTAAGGACCTAGGCGTAAATACGAAAATGGGACTCGGGAGAGTGCCTAAGGCTTTACGCTTTAAACACTTCCATATGACATCAAAGAAAGGACCCAATGGGCATGCCCTTTGGACTTCTTTCGATGATGCATTGGCTCTATCTCCTGACACACTTGAAGCAATTCGAGTTGTGGGGGGAGATAGGCTCCATAGTCTCATTTCTCGTTTTATTTCTCTTTATCTTCAAATACCTCAATTCTTCGACCGGTTCAGAACCCTTACGGGTGCTAGAATCCCTCGTAGAATTGCATGTATTCAAGATAAAGAGGGGAAAACGAGGGAAGTTGCTATAGGAGATTATTTTACTCAGGCAGCATTGCTGCCTTTGCATGATTTTCTCTTTAAGCACCTTCGTCGTATCACTCAGGATTGTACTTTTAACCAAACAAAGAGGTTTAGAGTTCTCCAGGCTGATGATGGGAGTTCCTACCATTCCGTGGATTTAACCGCGGCAACGGATAGGTTTCCTATCACCATCCAAAGAGAACTTCTCGATGTTTGATTCGGTTCTGAGTATGCTTCACATTGAGAACGTCTCATGGTCGGACAACCATTCAAATATATGGATGATTGAATCGTTTATGGGACTGGTAATCCAATGGGGTTTTACTCCTCTTGGGCTACCTTCACAATGTGTCACCACTTCTTTGTGTGAAAAGCTTGTAAACAAGCCAATCGCAATTGGAAGAGGTGTCCTTATATGCTACTTGGCGATGATATCGTTATTCTAATGATACCGTAGCAGTAGCGTATAAGGAGCTACTCAAAGAGTGGGATATTCCTTACTCTGTAGAAAAGACCCATATTTCTCTATATGGGTTTGAATTTGCGAAGCAAATTCGTCTACATCGTGAGAATGTCTCACCTTTCCCTTTATCTGCTCTCTTTGATCGAAGATCTGAGACATTTACATGTCTTCAGATCATCGTCTCTGAGATATTGACTAAAGATTGGAAGGCCGATATTAGTACTTCACTAAGGACCTACTTTATGGATGTCAAAGGTTGATCAAAGCGTCATTACGACTCTTTGGCTCC